TGGGTAGCAAGATCTATCCTGTTCAGGCAAAGCAAGGCGAGAAAGATCCAATGGTAGTCTATGGCATTACCAAGCAACGCGCTGAGCCAACCAAAGCAGCTGCATCAATAGAAGATTATGTGATGATGGAAGTCGTCGTCTATGCAAAGGACTACGATCTCATGCACCAGATTTCCAAGGAAGTACGAAATGCCCTGGATAAGAAGTCAGGAACTATTGCCGGCAATATCATTTCAGAGATCAACTTCGAAGACTTCAGCGATGGCTGGGAGCAGGAGCGAGAGAGCTATGCAGGAGTTTCCATGTACCTAATCATTTCCACACCATGAGACTAAATACCTACGAGTGCATCCTTTCATTCTATTCTACTTCCTTGGAAAAGAGATTTGAGGTAGGTCAGCAAATCCGAGCACCCGCCATTTTGGGCAAAAGATGGGTGCGAAACAAAGTAGTAATTCTATCCAAAATCAATAAAACAACGAAGCTATGAGCATGAATGGAACTAAGGTCATCACCAAATTTGCTGGGACCGCACTTGTAGGAGAAGTATCCTCCTCACAAGATCTTGCAATTGACTTGATCGAGACTACGGTCAAAGGATCTCCGGAGCGATCAAAGACGTATGAGTCCGGTGAAAATGGCATGACAATCTCCTGCGAAGCAAAGGTCAAGCAAACGGACGGAGCAGTCATTGTGGCACTATTTAGCGCAGCAAAGGCAGGCACAGCACAACCCACTATCGTATCCTCAGAAGTGCAGGGAGACATACAGATTACAGGCAATGGCCTATTGTCTGGCATCTCACTGAGTGAGCCTCAGAATGACGTGCGGACTGTGACTTACAGCTTGACATTCACAGGCGAATACGCAGCATCAGTAATTTCCGCATAAACCAATCCTTCCCACATCGGGGAGGATTTAAACTCGAACCAGCATGATTGTAGACATTAACACACCAGAGGGGACCAAGTCATTACTCTTGGGCTATGAGACGCTCAAGCTCATTGCAGCACTCCAAAAGCAGGGAGACAAGACAGAGTTTGAATTGATTGAGCTGATTACCGTATCCGGGATCAATGTATTTGCCAAGCGCAAAGGATTACCAGCAGTCACGCTTGATCAAGTGATTGAGTGGTTTGATGACCTTTCTATCTTTCAAACCGTGCAGGAGGCAATCACTGAATTCTCCGAAAATTTTACTCAGAAGGGATCTCTGAAACCAGAGACTCCGAAAGCAGCAAAGGCGGCGAAGAAGTAAAACCCTTCACCATGGAGGAGTGGCTGACCAAAAGTCAGGGAAAAGCCTTGGCATTCTTTGGCATCCTGCCAGATACCTTTTGGAATATGGAAGTATCCGAGCTCAATGCAGCACTAGAGCAGCACGAGGCAAAGGATAGAGAATACCTGGAGCAGCGGAGGCTGACCAATTACATTATTGCCAAGCCTAACTTTGACCCAAAGAAAGCTACGCCATCCATGACACAGTTCCAGCCTTTCCCGTGGGACAAATACCGGGTGAAGTCCCACACCTTTGAAGGCTATGATGCACAGATTGAATTTGCAATGCGAAGAGGAGTCACCGATTGGATACCCAATTACTGGTATGCACAATCTGAAACTTATAAACACTTAGCCAAAGATGTCACAGCCACAAGTAACGATGGAGGGATTGGATCTGCTAATCAGGCAACTGAGATCCATGCCTGACAAAGCCAAGCGATCCACCCTGCTCAAGATTATTCGAAGAGTCACCGGTCCGGTAGTCGCAGCAGCACGGCATGAAGTGGCGCAGATTGAGGAGAAGGCTTTTTCTGAAGGCAGATTTCCCACCGGTAACCTGATGGAATCGATTGGCAACATCACCGGCAGATCAAAGGAGTATCCTAACATTCAGGTAGGCCCACGGGCCAAAGGAAGATTCAAGGGTGCGCATGCACAGCTCATACAGTTTGGCACCAAGAACCGAAAGAATCGCTATGGCAAAAACAGAGGGAAGGTTACAGCAAATCCATTTATGCAGCGTGCCTTCGATAAGACTTTTCCAAGAGTCAAGAGTGATTTTGAAAAGCAAGTGGCAAAGGAAGTGGAGCGAATTGCTCGTCAAGAGCTTCGACCAACACAAAATTAAACTACGGTACAAATGGCATTAGCTAATGTAAATCTAAGATTTGGAATCAACCTGGATTCCTTTCGGTCAGGGTTGCAGCGTGCAGATCGGGAGCTGACCAGGTTTGGCACACGGATGACCAACATCGGGTCCAAGCTGTCACTGGCAATCACGCTTCCTATTATTGCCATCGGTGCTGCATCACTCAAGGCTGCATCAGATGCCGAAGAAACACAATCAAAATTTGACACCGTATTCAAGTCGATCCAAGGAGATGCCGGAGCAGCATTCAAGACCTTGCGCAATGAATATGGATTATCAGGCACCGCAGCCAAGCAGCTACTCGGAGACACCGGTGACCTGTTGACAGGTTTTGGATTCTCACAAAAAGGCGCATTGGATCTATCGCTGGAAGTCAATAAGCTGGCAGTGGACTTGGCTTCATTCACCAACTTCAGTGGAGGTGCCAAAGGTGCATCAGCTGCCTTGACCTCAGCACTCCTTGGCGAACGGGAAGCACTCAAGTCCTTGGGTATTGCCATACTGGAATCTGATGTGTCACGGCAAGTAGCGATCAACAGCTCAAATGGCTTAACCTTTGCGACGCATCGAGAAGCACAGGCACATGCTACCTTTCAGCTTGCCATACAGCAGTCGGGGAATGCAATCGGAGATTACAGCAGGACAAAGGATAGTGCTGCCAACCAGACCAGATTGTTCCAGGCACGTATGGAGGATCTGAGCGTATTGTTTGGAGCATACATCCTTCCCATGTTCACAGGGATCCTAGTCAAGGTCAATAGTCTGATCACCTTCTTTATCGGGCTCGATGATTCTACCAAAAAGATCATCCTGGTATTTGGCGGACTGGCAGCCGCAGTCGGGCCATTGTTGCTGGGCTTTGGACTGTTGGTCACTAAGATCATACCCATGATGAGGGCAGCATTTCTGGCACTCACACCGGCTTTGGGATTGATTGTGCTTAAGATTCTTGCAGTCGTAGCAGTTGCCGCAGCATTGGTGATCGTCGGCAAAGCGATCATGGACTCCTGGGAGAAAGTGACTGCGTTCTTTGGGCAGATGTGGAATAAGATCAAGCTGATGTTTGTCAATGGCGTGGTGGCTATACTCAAAGCCTTCAACGAGTTCACGTCAACCATTGGATTGGATTTCTCAGACACCATTGCAGGGATGGAAAAGGATGCGCAGGGAATCAAAAAAGCATTGGACGCCCAACCCGTGATAAAATTTGGCGATGTGCTTTCGGATATTGGGGGAAATATTGTCGAGACATTCACCTCGGTCAAAGAGTCAGTAATCGGTACCGGTAATGAGGTTGAGTCACTGGGTAATACAGTTGATGGGCTGACCACTTCTTTTGAGGACTTTGCCAAAGCAGCAGCGATTGCAAATGTAGCAGTCTTTGCAAACTTTGCCAAGGAAGCAGCCGCCTTCAATGCCCAGATCACAGAGTCACAGCGACTGATCGATGGCATAGCTTCAGGATCTCAGAATATTCAGAATAAAGCAAGTGCGCCACTGCTGGATATTGATGTGGGAATGTCCGGCCCACCAAAGATTGAAATACCTGAAATTGATGAGAGCAGCAGAACTAAATTTCTGGAAAGTCTTGGATCGTTCAACGACACAGCAAGTGCAATAATTAGCAATGGAGCTGCCAGTGGCATTGCAGCCATGGCTTCTGGATTGGGAAGCGCTCTCGCAAGTGGTGCTAATGTCGTGGAGGCTTTGGGAAGCACCTTATTGGGAGCTATCGGAAATATTGCTACAGAGCTTGGAAAAGCAGCCATTGCCATTGGTGTGGGTATGATTGCAATCAAAGCTGCATTCAAGAATCCAATTACTGCAATTGCAGCAGGTATTGCGTTGGTGGTTCTTGGTTCATTCATTTCCTCCAAAGTAAGCAAGATGACCTCAGGTGGTGGCAATTCAAGCGGTGGCGGTTCCTTGGGTCCAGCATCCTCACAGCCAGCCAGAGCAATGGGTGGATCTGTACAAGCTGGAGTTCCCTACCTCGTAGGAGAGCGAGGACCGGAGATGTTCACCCCATCAGGATTTGGAAGTATCACCAATTCAAAAAATACAATGGGTGTAGGAATGGCACAGC